TGGAAGAGCATTGACTAATTTCAAGATGGAATAGAATGGAACGCAGCATATGTGATATAGTGTAAAAGAAGAGAAACAGGAAAAGGAAAACCGGTTCTCTTCCAGTTCAAAAATCGATCACACCTTGTCGAAGAAAATCCCTGCAGAAATGTGGGGATTTTCTTATGGGGGAAACATGACAGATAAAGAAGCAAAGGAATTCTACAATTCCGAAAAGTGGAAACACAAACGCCTGGCCATTCTGCGAAGAGATCAGTACGAATGCCAGGACTGCAGAAAGAGACTGCAGGAAGCAAAAGAAAAAGATGTGAGGCTGCCGGCGATGGATGCAAAGATCCGGAGGGCAACACAGGTCCATCATATCATGGAGCTGAAAGAGCATCCGGAGCTGGCGCTGGATGATGAGAACCTGGTGAGCCTGTGCACACAGTGCCACAATGAGCGGCATGGCAGACATGTCGAACGGAAATTCATTCCGAAGCGCCGAGTGATCGCGCCGGAGCAGTGGTGACCATCCCCCCGGGGTAATTCTCGGCGATTTTTGGCCGGGGTAGAACGGGTAGGAAGGGGCATGACTGTTCAGATTTTTCAGATTCTCGCGTGAAAGGGGTGGGGGTAACCGGTTCGGGTGAAGTGGAAAAAAACAGAAGGGTGGTGAGCAGATGTCACAGAAAGATGTTAAAGAGTCGCTGCTGGAGCAGTTGAAATTACAGGGAAAAACGGCGGATTTTTACGGAGATCTGGTAGAAGATTATATGCATTACTGGAAATTAAAAAAGGATCTGATTCAGGATATTAAAAAGCGTGGAATCCGTTATGAAGCCATGAACGGAAACGGAATTAAGGTGGAAAAAACGAATGAATCTGTGCAGAATCTGCAGAAAACCACGGCAATTATGTTAAAAATTTTGAGTGATCTTGGTCTGAGAGACCAGATCTCGAATGAGTCCGAGGCAGATGGTTACCTGTAAAGAAATTGACGACTATCTTGCCTACGCGAAAGCCCATCCGGAATGGATCAACAAAGAAAGACAGCTGCTGATCAAGAACATCGTACTACCGACGTTAAGGCGAGACGATGTTTTTTTTGACGAAGAAACCTACAGAAAATGTCTGCAGTATTGCGAGAATAATTATTACCCGCTTTTTCCGTATCAGAAATTCATCTATGCGTTCGTGTTTATGTACGTGAACGACATGCCGCTGTTTCAAAAATTCATCGTGATGATGGGAAGAGGAAACGGAAAGGATGGATTTATTGTACCGCTGGCGAATTTCTTTCAGACGCCATTATACGGCGTTGAAAATTATCACATAGAAATCGTGGCGAATGCGGAAGATCAGGCGAACGAAACTTTCAAAGTTGCTTACAATATCTGCAAAAAGAAAAAGTTTAAGGGAAAATTCAGCGTTACAAAAGAGCTGATCACGAATCTCAAGACCGGGTCGGAGTTGAAATACAATACAAGCCGAGCGGAAACCAAAGATGGAAAAAAGCCCGGATGCCTGATTCTGAATGAGATACATGCCTATGAGAATTATGATCAGATCAACGTGTTTGAAAGTGCACTTGGAAAAGTAAAGCATCCGCGGGAATTCATTATCACGACAAATGGATACGTGCGAGATGGACCTCTGGACGAAATCCTGACGATGATAGAAGAGATTCTGAGGACGGGAGAAAATCCGCTCGGATATTTTCCTTTCGTCTGCAAGCTGGACACGAAAGAAGAAAAAGATCTTCCGGAGGCCTGGCACAAAGCGAACCCATCGTTGGAATATATGCCGATTTTGGCGACACAGATCATGAAAGATTATCTGGAAGCGCAGAAACTTCCGAGCAAACTTCCGGAGCTGATGACCAAACGGTTCAATCTGCCGGCACGGAACGAAGAAGAAACCGTAACATCGTGGAACAACATTCTGCGGTGCTGCTATGATGATATCGAGCAGAAAACACCGAGAACAACCGTGAACACGAAAGGAAAGCTTGCAATTCTGGCACTAGACTACGCCGACATTCGAGATTTCGCATCGGCCGGAGTGCTGACACAGAATGGAGAAGAGTTCATCTGGCGACAGCACACATGGATCTGCAAAAATTCACCGTTCCTAGAAAAAATCAAATTCCCGTTGAACAATTTTGGACAGCCGGAATTTGAGGACTTTGAGGTGGTGGATGGTCCGACGATTCCGATTGACGCCATCATTCGGTGGTGCGTTGAAAGAATGAACGAATATGTTGTGCAAAAAATCACGATGGACACCTACCGCTATCAGATGTTCAAGACGAAATTCGAAGAGGCGGGAATCTCTATCGAAAGCAAACAGAATCCGGCTGGAATGGTAAGACTGGTGCGAAGAATCGGATCGGCGTGCGCCATCATTGCACCGGAAATTGAAAGACTATTTGCAGAAGGAAAAATAAATTATGGCCCGTCCTCCATCATGAGATGGTACACCAATAACACGAAAGTGAGTACGGACAAATACGGAAACAAGATGTACGGAAAAATAGAACCGAAGTTGAGAAAAAACGATGGATTTATGGCTTTCGTGGCGGCGATGTTTTCGAAGGATGAAATAAAGGAGCAGGTTATCTATGTTTGATTGGTTTTTCAAAAGAGCAGAAAAAGAAGAGTCTCTGCTCGAAATCATAACATCGACCACGCAGCAGCTGCAGCTGTATGAATTTGCAAAAGAAAAAGCGATTGGCATGATTGCGGATGCGATTGCAAAATCGGAAATTGTAGTCCAGAGGAAAGACAAAAAAGGAACCAGACGGGCAAAAGATGACGTCTATTGGCGGCTGAACGTGCGGCCGAATGCAAATGAAACCGGAACAGATTTCTGGCGTGCGGCGATCCACAAACTGCTGACGAAAAAAGAAGCGTTAATCTGCAGAGTTGGCGAGCAATACTTTTTAGCGGATTCCTGGACGTTGAATGACAGCGTAATCTTACCGCAGATCTACAGCGATATCATGATCAGCTGTAACGGAAGAACGATGACGCTGGATATGTACCTGACGGCGGACCAGGTGCTGCACTTGCGGATGAGAAATGATCGGCTCAGCGCACATCTTGGAAATATTGCGAAAAAGTACAATAAGCTGGCGAACGCGGTCTGCACGATGCAGACGTATGTTAATACGCCGAAATTCAAGCTCCATTTTGACGCGACAAATTCCATCATTGCGACAAAAGATGAGAATGGAAACGTGAAAACGCTGACAAAAGATCAATACAAAGAGAAGCTGCAGGAGACGTTGCTGAGTGATGAACCGTCAACTATCATCACGAGCGCCGGAATTGATATCAACCAGATTGAAATTAAGGCCGGAGGGGCAAGTGAGGACGTTGTAAAGTTTGCGAAAGAAATTTTTAAGGACACCGCAATGGCATTTAACATCCCAATGGCGGTATTCCTGGGAGAAATCACAGAAAAAGCGGACAGCACAAACGAGTTCATCACCTACGCAGTTTCACCGATTGCCGAAATTCTGAACGATTCATTCAACGCAAAACTTGTCGGAAAAGAAAGTTATGAAAAAGACGAGAAAATTTGGGTGGATCTGTCAAGATTCAAGCACCGCGACCTGATCGAGTGCGCAACCGGCATGAGTACCCTGCGGAGCATCGGCTTCAACCTGGATGAGCTGCGGGAATCCATCGGCTGGGAAGCGCTGAATACAGAATTCAGCCGAAGCCGCATGGTGACAAAGAACTATACCGCGGACGAAAGCGCGGTCACGGGAAACACAGAGTAAATCTCCCAGCTGATGGGTGAAACAGCAAATAACAAGGGAAGGAGAAAGCCATGAAAAGAAAAGAGATCCATTACTGCCAGCAGGTGGATGGCAACGTGCACAAGATCTTTCTGTATGACGATATCTCGAAATATGGAGACTGGAACTGGGAAACCTGGGACTATGACGAGTCGGAGACATCCGCGGCACATTTCCAGAAGCTCCTGGAAGCGGTGCCGGATGGGGAAGAAATTGAACTGCATATTAATTCCTACGGCGGATCGGTTTCGGAAGGAACGGCCATCTACAACCTGCTGCAGGAGAGCAAGGCACACAAAGTGGGAATCGTGGACGGCGTATGCCATTCAATCGCGTTTACAATTCTGCAGGGGTGCGATGAGCGAATCATGGGGTACGGCACAAGCGCGATTATCCACAACATGTGGGCCAGCGTCACAGGAAATGCAAAACAGCTCCGGGAAGAGGCGGACAAGCTGGACGTGTGTATGGAATCCTGTGTGCAGCTGATGATGCGACGTGCGACCATCGATGAGGCAGAACTGAGAGCCATGATGGATGCAGAGACCGTGCTCACGCCGCAGAAAGCCTTGGAGTGCGGACTGATTGATAAAATCGGCGTGGAGCAGAAGGAGGAGCCGCGGACAGAACAGCTTCTCGCAGAAAATGAACAGCTGATCAAACAGCTGAACAATCGCACATTCCTGGATGCGGAGGTTAAAAAGTTCATGCGGGCCGTTGCGCCGGCGCAAAAACAGAAAAGCGGATTTGACGCTTTCTTTCAGAAAGGAGAAAAAAATGAACATCGATAAAATCACAGAGGCAGAGCTGAAACAGAAAGTAATGAAGATGATGGAAGATGCAGACGATAAGGTAGAGGCGATCTATCAGGCTGCAGCTATGATCGTGGAGGAGAAAAACAAAGAACTCATCAATCAGCTGGTGGAGCAGAACGCCCGCGCGGCTCACGATGAGGAATACAGAAAACGCCTGAACCTTCACAATCTGTCAGACAAGGAAAAACAGTTCTACGAGGGGCTGAAAGATGTGAAACAGGCAATCACTGCAAAGCAGATCGACATTATTCCGGATGAAATCATCGACAGAACGCTGGATGATGTGAAAAAGGCAAGTAAAATTCTGAGCCTGGTAAAATTTGCCCCGGCAAATGTGAAGAAATGGCTGGTTGGTGAACATTCCGGGACTGCAGTATGGGGGGACTTAACAGATGCCATCAAGGGAGAGCTGAACGCAAGTTTTGAAACTCTTGACCTGGAAGTGAAAAAACTGACAGTATATCTTGTGATTCCGAAAGCAATTCGGGATCTTGCGCTGCCATTTGTGGACAAATATTTTACGGCAATTCTTGCGGAGGCAATGCAGGACGGCCTGGTAAAAGGATATCTGGATGGAAACGGAAAAACGGGTCCTGTAGGAATCATGAATAAGATCGCGAGCTTCAAAACGGACGGAACCGCGCAGGCGAAAACGGTAATGAACACGGTAACCAAATTCAGCCCGAAAGGACTTGCTCCAGTAAGAAAGACACTGAGCAAAGACGGAGAGAGAGAAATAGGAACGCTGTATTTACTGTGCAATCCGAACGATGAGGCGGAATATGTGGACCCGGCGCTGTATGGAGAAAGTCTCACAGGAGGATATAGAAACACCTCATTTATGAGCCTTGAAAAGATTCCGGATGCGAACGTACCGAAAGGAAAAGGCATTTTTACCATGGCAGGTGTCTACACGATGGGAGCATCTGGCGTGGAGCTGAACACTTATGATCAGACAAAAGCAATGGATGATGCAGACGTTATCATCGGAAAATGCTATGCGAACGGCCGCGCGGTGGATGATGACTGCGCCGTAGTATTTGACGTGACGAAACTGGAAGAGTACGTGCTGCCGGTTCAGCAGGTAACGGTTCCACAGACAATCGCGCAGGCAGCAGAGCCAACAGGAGAATAAGGAGGTAAGGCGGAATGCTGGAAGAAATGATTGAGGAAGTGCGGCAGGAATTTCAGATTCCGCCGTATTTCCCGGATGAGTCGCTGCTGCGGTACCTGAAAGAAGGAAAACACCGTCTTGATACGCTCAATCCGGGAAGAAGCCTGGAAACAGATGATACGTTTCGAAGTCTGCTGAAAAATTACGTGTACTATGCGTACAATCACAAAACGTACGAGTGGGAGCAGAATTACGCTGCGATTATCTTATCCTGGCAGCTGGAAAGCGAGGTGCCGACATGAGCCTGCCGGTGTATACAAGCGGATGCTTTGAACTCTACAGAATCAAAACAGACGAAACCAAAGACTTTCCGGAGGATATTCTGGAAAATCAGCACATGACGATCTGGTACAACGAAATTTCTGTGTATGACCATACCCGATACGCACTGAGCCAGAGCGGCCGGGAAATCACGATGAAAATTCGGATTCCGCAGTACAAGAAAATTGACAGTGACTGTGTGTGCATTATTGAGGGAACACAGCACAGAGTCTATAACGCTGCGCACATCATAAACAAGGACGGATTCCCGGAAACAGAGCTCACACTGGTGCGGCCAGATCGAACGATTGAGGTGATTGCATGACAAAAAAGGAATTAAGCGATTTGCTCCACTCGCTCCAGATCCCGGTCAATGAGGGAATCGCAAGCCAGGAAAATACAAACAAATACCCGCGTGTGGTCTATTGGGACTACATTTGGGAGGACGTGCTGGCATCTGGAGAACAGTATGAAAATATGGAGACATACCAGATCAGCTTCTACTCCAGAACGCCGCGGAACGAAAAATTGATAGAGCTGAGAGAAAAACTCAGAGAAGTCGGGCTCCATCCGACCATCTATCACGAGTACGTGCAGGAAGATAAGATCTTTCATTCTTATTTTTCCGTTGAGGTAATGGTATGAATGAAGATGATTTCTATTCTGCCGGCATGAACGAATTTCAGAAGATCATTCAAGAATATCAGGAGAAATTCGAACAGAGCAGAATTGAAGCAGCCATGATGGAGGGCGCGGAGCAGCTGGTCAGAGATGTGCGGGCACTCCCAAAACCGAGATCACAGATACAGAAATCTGGATACACACATCTGCTGGACACCGTTTCGGCCAGAAAAGGAAAAAACGGAGAAATCGAAGTGGGATGGGGAAAATATTACGGTCCAATGGTAGAGATCGGCACACGGAAAATGAATGCGCAGCCGCACCTGCGTGGACTATTCAAAAAAAATCCGAACAAATATTATAACCTGATTCTGCAGAGGTTATTCAGGTAGAAAGGAACAAAATATGTCAATTAAAACAAGAAAACCACCACTGAAAGAAACTGTAGGTGCACAGTATTGGTGCTTTAACATGATGTCGGAAGATGGACAGTGGACAGAAAACTTTGAGGAAAGTGTTGAAAAAACCGAGGTTGTAAAAAATGTAAAAGTAACAGAAAATACCGGGACAACGGATGTATATGCCTCCGGAAAAATCTACGATACAGACACACGCCAGTCATCAACGAATATCGAAGTTGAGGTAGTGGCGTTCCCGGCAGACACACTTGCTAAAGCGCGAGGGGATGAAGTGACAAAAAGCGGCCTTATTTTGTCTGGTGGAGAAAGTGTACGTCCGTTTCTTGCGTATGGAAAAGTGGTCAAAAACAAGGACGGCTCAGAGAGATATGACTGGTATCCGAAATGTAAGCTCACAGCAAACACAGATGATGCGGCAACAGGTGAGGATACATTTTCCGTGCAGACAGATACGGTGACGATCGTTGCATATCCGTTTAACGCAAAAGGAAGAATTAAAGTATCACTGGATTCCAGCACAAAAGCATTCCCGGAGGGACTGACAGAAGAAAAATTCTTCTCAAAACCGATCCTCAAAGATGAGGATCTGACAACGGCAGTAGCCGGATAAGGAGAAACATGAAAGATTATATTGTGGATTTGACGGACGGCACCCGGCTGCCCGTCAATGTTAATTTTGGCACGCTCTACTATCTGCAGAAGATGCCAAAATTTTACAAGCTGGCCAAAAAGAAACAGGAAAAGCTGACGGATCCGGAAAAAATGGATCTTGCGGCCGCATCCGTGTACGCGATCCTGCGGAGTAACGGAAAAACGGTGACGTTTGACGAAGCACTGCAGCTGGTGCCGATGGACGATGAACAGATCCGCGTGCTGCTGGAGGGCTTTTCGGCCAGATGCGACGAATACGCTAAAAAAAAACGAGCACGCCAGCAGATGGCGAAGGGCTTGACGTAGACTGGGCGGAATACCGGATCTGCGCCGCGGAGATGGGGATGAGCGAGGAAGGATTTTTTAATTGCGACCCCATTTTTTTTAACGAAATGTATGAAAAATTCTGGGAGAGAAAGAAAGTAGGTAAGCTGTATGGCGGATGATATGAAGCGGGTCGGTTTATCGTTTAAAACGGATGGTACGGTAGATTTTCAGAAGAGCCTGAAACAGATTTCGGAAGCCGTACAGGGTAACCGGGAAGAATTTAAGCGTGCCAAAATCGCATGGGATGACAGCACAACGGCCATGGAGAAGCTGACCGACAGACAGAAATATCTGCAGAAACAGACTGAGACGTACAATGAAAAGGTGGAGGTCCTGAGAAGAGAGCTTTCTGAGCTGGAGGAAGCAGAGAACAAAAACGAGAAAGCGATCTCACAGAAGAAAAAGCAGCTTTCCCAGGCAGAGACCACACTTGCCCAGTACCAGAAAGGCCTGAAAGAAGTAAATCAGGAAATCAAGAGTGGCTCTGCAGTTCTGGAAGAGAACATGAAAAAGCTCGATGACTCCATCAGCACGCTGGATGCATCCGCAAAAAAGAATGAATCCTCATTCGAGTTGATGAAGAGCCAGTGGGACAAGAACACCTCATCCGCGAAAAAATTAAAG